CTTCGTACAGCGCAATGATGTCGGTCTCACCCTTCATGAAGGTATACGCCTCAACCAGGCAGCCGTACAGCAGCACCGTGTCAAAGTTGTCGCCAAGCCAAGACGTGCCCTGGGCGTTGTTGACCTGGGTAATCTCCACAGAAAAGTCGACCGTGGCCGTGCCACCAAGATACGTAGCGTCCGCAGAAATAATGTCCGTCACCGTGTACAGACAGCCAGGATTCTTGATAAATATTTCATCCACTGCGCCGCTTGTCACAACAATGTCAGCGACAGCGCCCTGGCCCGTACCGCCAGTAATCGGCACACCATAGTACGTACCGTCCGTGTAGCCAGAACCCCCGCTAATAACACCTAGCGCGTTAATAGAGGACTGCACAATAGATTTGGGGTAGTAGTAAAAGTGCAGTTCAACTGGGTAGTTGCTGTCGGGTGTAGGACCGACAATAAAAGACAGCTCATTGGTAATAGTGCTGCCAGATACAGTAGGACCAAATAGCGCATAGTACTTGGGCACGCCCGTGTCCGTGGTTGGATTGGGGTAGGCCTGCCGGATGAAGTTAACGTCTTTGTTGAGCAGGTATTCGTACGACCCGTTGACGATAACCGCTAGTGAATACGTAGAGAGATAGTCGTCAGGCGCAGACAGATAAGGTATGGTCGATGTCAGGGTGCCCGTCATGTTTTTACGCAACGACGGGAACTGAACTGTGTTGTAAATGCGCTGCTCTGCCTGCTCGATGAAACGGTTGATCTGGGCGTTTGGCCCGACCACCGTCCCGTTCGAGAGGTACGTATCCGGGAACGCGTTCTCGGTGTACGACTGAATAGCAGAAACAAGTTCGCTGTAGTTCATCTCAAGCCATCGGCCCGCGAGCCATCAAACCTTTGGTTGCCGCGCCCGTGCCACGGACTTTGATGCCGTCAGTCTTGGTGCCGGGGTAGTCGTTGCTATGGGTGTTGGCCACAGCTACGTTGGCATCCTTCAAGTACTTCTTGTTCGGCACGCCGCCAGGGTTGGCAGAGACCGTGACTTCCTTGCCGCTCATCGTGTGCGGCTTGGCGTATGCGGATGCGGGTTTGTTGTTGATCTTTGCCATCTCAGCCTCCGCGACCAGAGCTGCGCTGGTTAGCTGCACGAGCCAGGTTACGGCCCATCTGCATCATGGCCTTGGAGGTCACGCCGCCTTTGGCCAATTTGGTCGGTGGTTTGCCCGGGTGCATGCGGGCTTCGTGCTTGTGCACAGCCGATGCCACCATTTTCTTGTCTTGCGCCAGGTCTTTCTTGTCCATGATCGACTCCTTACGTCGTTACTACCGTTACTGTACCAAGTTCTACGCGGGACACCAAGTTATTTGGTGTTTCAACCGACGTAAAAAGCGTTGATCCGCCAACCGGATTCCACCCCCACTGAATGATGCGGCTACCGCCCGACGGTGTGCCGTTCTCATTCGGGCCCGTGCCCACTGTCTCAGTGATCTGCAAGCCCGTGTTGCCGCCCAACAAATACGTAATGTCAGGACGAGGATCGCGTACACCCTGCGGGTCATCAACCGGGTACATACCCAGCTGCAACTGCGGATGGTCCGGGTCCCAGCACGTGCTGCACACCTTCAGCTGGTACGGCTTGGTCTTGATGATCTCCGTCTTCAACTCGTGCAGCTTAAACCGGAAATTGCACCGGTCGCACTGCGAAATCGAGTTTTTGCCGGACGAAAACCGGTTGCCCATTTACGTGCCCGCCCCTATGAACATCTGGCGCGGCACAAGCCGGATCGCTGCCCGTTCTTGATCCTCGTCAGCGGCGGTCATCCACGCCTCGTCGTACTGCTGTTTCAGGATCGCCAGACGCTCCATGCCACCAGGCACCTTGAGCGCGATGTAGTAGGCCAGGCCAGCGGCCAGACAGGGGATAAACCGGAACGGGACGTCAGCGATATTCACGCCACTGCCAGCATCCTGAATACGGCGCATACGCCAGTAGACGAACTGATACTGGGTCCCGGGGTCAGGCGTAGGCCAGACCGTAATTGACTGCTTCTGGGTCAGCTTGATAGCCGTGCCAGAAGGAATTGACGCCGCCGTGGTGCCGTCTTGGCCCCGGCAGCAGTTGTACAAGTAGAACGGTGCTCCGTCCTGGGGGTTGCTGGTCTCGTTGTAGCTGATCAGTTCGGTGCCGATCGTCAGGAAACCTGCTGTGGGCAGACCCGCCAAGGTCGAGACCTGGATCGTCGTAGCGTTTGCTGCCGTTGTCCCGCCCGTTGTTGTGGCTGCGGTAAGCGATGAGTTGGCTGTCAAACGCTGAATCCAAACCTGGATGGGACGCCCAGTTGTCAGTTTGTTGGGGATCGTTGCGTAGGTAGAAACACTAATACGCGTGATGGTGAGGTCCGCCTGGTTGCTGGGCTGGTTGGCCTGGGTACGAATCACATGATCCAGGATGTCCACCGTGTCGTCAGGCAGTGCATACGTGGGTTGTCCGGCCACCAGATTGATGGTGTTTTGCTCGAACGTCCACATGTTGACGCCACGGTTTGCCCAGTCAGCAAACAGTAAGTTAAGCGACCGACGTGCTGTACGCAAGTCGTAGCCCGTGCGAAGCTCGGAGCCTGCACGCTCAAACGCCTCCTCGACGATCTCAGAAAGGTCGAGGTTGAATGCTGCTACGCCGGACGTTGTTGCCATATCACTTCATTTTCTTCAGTGTCTGCGCCAAACGAGCGCGTTGGCCCATCTTGCCGGGCTTCTTGGCCGCAGCCGCCAGTTTCTTGGCGGGGATTGGCTCACCCTTCTTGGCACCCAGCGCGGAGCGCAAGGCCCCGGGCTTTTTGATCGCGCCTGCGATCCAGTTCTTTGTGGCCATTACCGGAACCCCGCTGTTTTCTTGGCAATTGATTTTGGCTGCGCAACAAACTGTTTGCCCGCCGCCTTGCCTGCACGTTTCGCTTTGGTGGTGGCTGCGTACTCCGCAGGGCTCAGGGCTTTGATGGCCTTTTCAGGCAAGTACCGCTCCCCCGTCTTGGAAGACGGTTTGCCGGACTTGGTGCGCCACTTCTGGTCGCCCCAATCCTTTAGGGATTTCTGCGGTGCTTTCATCTCAGTCCTTGTACCCGCCACCAGCTTCCTTGTACTTCTTGGCCACCAGCTGCGCCTTACGCGCAGACCACTGACCCGCCTTGGTACCGTGGGTTGCCGCAGCTTTTACCTGCGACACAATGCGCTTGCGCAAGCCTGGCTTCGTGTAGTTGCCCGCAGCATTGACTTTGCCGCCCTCCGCATACTGCGTGAAGTCGGTGTCATCTCGACGTGCTTTACGCACGCCCTTGGGCATCTTGGAGGGAGCGATGGCCCCCATCCCACGGGAGGCCATCATTTCAGCACTTGCCTTTTGCGTAGCCACCCTTGTTCATGCCCAGCGGCTTGCTCCCGCTCATGACGACCTGCTTGCCCTTGGTCTTGCCCTTGACGGCCATACCGTCACGGCTGGGGGCTGCGGTCTTGACCTTGCCCATCTTTTTGTCAGTGATACCACCGGAAGACATCTTTTTCATATAACCACCTTCTGAGAAAAGTGCCGACTTCCCGTGATCGGTTTTCGGCTTGTTGATAGCTTGTGTTGCGGCCCGGCCTCCGGTGCCAAACTTCTTACCTTTGTCCGCCGCAGCGAACTCTTTGCCCACAGACTGCGGGACTCCTGCCTTCTTCGCAAAAGCCGGGCTGTGCGCCACGGCTTCCATGAAGTTGTGCTGTTTACGACTAGTTGAGGGCACTTCTTTGCTCCCGGATAAACAGGTCAATCTTGTCGTTCAACTTGTCGAACCGGCTGTCGATGTGCGCCACAATCTTGTCGATCTCCGCCTGTGTCACGTTGTCCCGAGCGATCTCCTCCCGCGTCCTGTTTAACAGGATCGTGATTCGTACCAGCTCTGCTGACTTCTCCCTCAGATTCCAACTTAGTAACCCGATGAATGTAGTCAGCAAGACGTTCCACAGCATCATCTCCATTTCAGCAGTTCCAGGCCCGAAGGCTCTTGTTGATACGGCTGTTCGGATCTTTCGCTGTCTTGGCGGAGGTCAGCTTCTTTTTCATCCCACTCATCCTTGCGCAGAAAGAGTCGCGGCGTGAGCCGCCTTCCGGCTGGGGAGGTTTCAAGTTCATGCCTTGCTTTTTGGCAGAGGCTCGCC